TATAAGATCCTGATAGTTGTTCTCTATTAGAATTGTTAGTAATTGTCCAATCATTAAAGTTAAGATTAGATGATATTAATGATTTTGAAGCATCATATACATAAAATTCAACTTGATTGTCTCCAGGGGTAAATGATGATGAAATTACTTCATTGGGTATAATAGCCTGGTCTTGTAATTCAAACCCATCACTTGATAGTGAGGAGGCATCAACCTGTGAGATTGAAGAACTTATAGGAATATTAAAGTCTAGTGTATTAGAACTTAAACCTTTAAATACCATAGGTTGGTTTGGGTTCTTTAAGATAACCATATTATCCCCATTTTCAGTACTGTTAATGTTATTATTGCTTGGTGTTTGAGCCATTTATATTCTTATTTTAAACATTATTTTGAACTGTTGTAAATTGTGTAATAACGTCTGCTATTTCTTGTCTTACTTCTAAATTTTCAATTCTTAATTCTGCTATTTCTTCTAATAATGCTTGTATTTCTAATTCATTGGGGGCATAGTTAATATACTCCCCACTTGTTTCTACTAAATACAGGTGGGTATTAACCTCACCCTGTTCCCCCTTTGGAATAGTGTAAAAGAACTTGTTATATAATATAAAAAAATCTTCTTGGGTAGCCAAGTTTATATCAAAGAAAAGTGGATCAACCACAGGTACTAACTGTGTGAAAGAAGTATCTACAGTTTCATTAAATTTATCTTTATCAAAAACCTGTCTTGAAATTTTTATACTTTGGTTATTACTCATATCTATCCTTTAGTTACTTTAAACATGATATCCTCATCAAATACCTTAGTTGTACCATCTATTACTGTTTTTACTAATACTGTATAATATCTCTCGGGTTCTAAACCATTCATATATAAATCAAAATAACTAGAGGTTGCATCTGAGCTTATTCTAGTATATTCATCATCAAAATCAATTACAAATTCATTTGTTTCTGTATCCTTCACAGCATATAGAGATTGTGATTCAGGTAGGTAATAGTTTGTACTATATAGTGAAGCAGTTTGAAACACTACATCAGGATATTTAGGCATTGCCGCGAATCTTAATCTAGGTATGCTTTGAGAGTAATATGTTCCTACATTATTATATATAGAAATAAAACTTTCAACTTGGGGTAATACTCTATTTGTAGATGAACCTGTGTTGAATATAAAATCATTAAACCTAAACTCTAGTTGGGGTGGATATATTGTGTGTGTGTCTATTGAAAAATATCTAAAAGTTTTTTGATTATTTACATTATTTACAAATTCATTATCATCTGTTTGTTTTATAATAAACCCATCATTGTTGAATCCATCAACCTTGTCTAAAGAATAACTATACCAGGTTTCAACTGTATTTTTAACATTTATACTTAAATCCTTAGTATCGGAATATGCGAATGTCTGAGATTGGGTTACATCTAATCCAAGATTAGAACCTGTATACCAATTACCTCCCCCTACTAAAGTATCTTGAAAAGATGCGGTTACATAAGGTGGAAAACCACTTTCTTCCCATGAGTTTGAACCTGAATAATCTATGAAATTCCAACTTGCACCATTTTGAACTTGGGGTGAATCTCCAAACCTTCCAGTTCCCATTCCCCACTCTCCAGCTACTGGATATGTTAATAGTTTGGTGTCTAAATTTAACCCTGTAACTACAGCATTGAAATTTCTTAAATAAACTTCCCATTCCCCATTTGAGGTTTTTGTTTGAATAATGTTACTTATCTCACTTGTTGAAAATTGCACCAAATATCTACTAACTTGAGCTGTTGCATCTTTAATATAAGTAGATGCTTCTATAATCTCATCTAAACCTGTATTCATGTTTGGGAATTCAGTATATAGAGTAGTGTCTTTTGTTGGGAATATTTTGTAAATTGCCATGTCTTAAATTATTATAATGGTACTACTCTACCTTTAATGTCTGTAGTAGGGAATTTAACTTCAAAAATCATTGGATCTAGAGATGGGTAGACAACATCATCAATAGTAGCTCCTGGTATGTCATATGCAAAATCACTATAACCCAAATCCTCTCCGGTTAAGTTATTTATAACTATATTTTTCACTGTTTGAACTCCTTCTACTTTATCTAAAAGGATATATAAATCCTTCATTAAAATAGGCTCATTAATTTGCCATTTATCTATATCGAATAGGTTAGTTAATGAAGTAATACATTTTGTTATTGTTTCATTGTTATTATAATTTGGTAATACGATTATATCAAATACTACTTCAATATTAATAACAAATGCATCTTTAATTTTAACCGAATCATTAATCATTCTATATTCGGCTAAATATGTTTGTAAATTTCTTTTTATTAATTTTGATGCTGTTCTTAATTGCTTATCAGAATTATATGTTAAAACAAATAAATCTAATATTGTAGGTAACTCACCAGGACTATATTCTCCAATTTTTGAAGGTATAGCATATGCTTTTGCAATTACACCTAAATTTGAAGGCATCGAAAGTGATCTAATTAAATAATCTTCCTTAGTTACTGTACGTAGTTGTGTTTGGAAATTACCAACAGCATTTAACCTTAACTCCTCGATAGTATCTCCATCTTGACCCCCATCAGCTGCTAATTCGTTATTAGCTCCTACAGATGTGAAGATTTGATTTGCTAATGCTGTATTTGCTAGGTTAGGATTAATAAATTTAAAATTAGTATCATCTAAAACTGTTAAAGTTCCAGCTTCTACATTTGATTTAACACCCCCACCAGTTAAATATCTTACTGTTAAAGTTGTGTTATAGGGTGCAATACCATAAGTATTGGTAAATATAAAGTTAAGTGGGGAGAATGCAGTTGTAAGTTGATCTCTTTCAAAAGGTAAACCTAAACCTACATTATCTGGGTTAGGTACAATCATCTCATCATTACTGGTAGTTGCTCCTGCCCCAAATTCAAATTCTAAAGAACCTGAATTGATAAATCTTGTTGTGAATCTTCTTTGTACTTGTTTTAATTGAAGTAAATACGGAGCATCTTCTTCTAGATTGTATGTTGGGTCGCTTGTATTCGTGTTTCTAATCGTATCATATACGTTTTCCTGCGCCATATTTGGTACTTCATACCAAGTATTACCATCACCGTCAACCACGTCTAATACGCCTATTATGTTAGAGGCATTGATTTTTCTTGTGTCAAATCTTACAGCAGGGCCGAATACAAATGATGTTGATTTTATTGTAGATGAAATTGCCCTTCTTGTTTTCTTTAAAAGATAATAAGTTGGGGTAGTTCCAGATATTTGGTAAACTGATATTGTTGTAGGATTTAATGATCCAGATGCCGAGAAATCTACTACATCTTCAATTATAAAATTTTGGGTACTGTTTAAATTAGAGGTGATTGTAGTATTCTCAGGAATGATCATGGCATAATCAAAATCTGGGAAGTACTCACCTCCAACCTGCTTTGCAGGTAGTTGTTGGTAAAAATCAATCTCTACTGTAGCGGCTGTTGTTACTTTAGGTTTATAACCTAATAAATACGCCATTTGGTATAAATTCTCCTGTTGTTTTGCTTTCTGTATAAATGTTTCTTGGATTTGATTATCCAAATAGAAGGATAATACATCACCAACATAGGATGCCATTTCCATAAACAGCATACCTGTGGAGGTATCTGTAAAATCATTATATGTGTCTGGAAAATATGTTTTTGAATAGTTTATTAATGAATTTCTAATTTCATTAAAATCTCTATCAACATACCTTATGTCTCTTTTTAAATCAGCCATTATTGTAATAATATGTTTATTTCATCTGTTACCCCAAAATCAACCACATTATAAATTAATGTAAAGTTTATTTCATTCCTGTCGGGGGTATTATTAAATTGTATCTCTTTTATAACTACTTGGGGGAAGTAATTTTTAATATCATTTTGGATACGTTCTTGAAGTTCATCAGTAGTAGTATCTACAATATTTTCAAATACTAAATCTCTCAAATTAGCACCAAAGTTGGGATTAAATACTCTTTCCCCTGTATTTGTTAATAAGTAATTAATTAAGTTGGACTTTAATTGGTCCCTAGTAGTATATGTTGGGTTGAAAACAGCCGGACCATTAAATGGAAGACTAAACCCCACGGCCTTTCGACCTATAGAGTCTATCGGATATCTATTTTCTATTATTCTTGCCATTATTTGCCCATTATACTCATTATTTGACTCATATCTACTTCACCTGAAGGTAAATCTCCTCCTGGTGCTCCACCTTGTGGGTTAAATTTTTGAGGCACGTTATTAGTTGTAAAACCATTACTCATACCACCCATTATGTTTTGATATGCCTCCCTCTGTTCAGGTGAATTCATCGCGGGTGGTGATGGTGCTGCTACATTAGATGTAGGAGTACCTAATTGATTGGATTCCATAACAGGTGAAGGTGCACTTACGTTGCTAATTTGAGGAGAGCGAACAGCTTCTAGTAGAACATCTTTCATTTCTTCTTGAATTGCTTCTTTAACTGCTTCCTTAATTAGTTTTTTTAATTCAGTTGACTTCATTTTTGATTTGTTTTTATTATAAATATTAAAAATTAATGTTTTTCATCAATATTCCTGACGTATATTTACCCATTTTGCGGATTCACTATCCCATCTAAAAATATTTCTACCTCCTTGGATATATTGTGTCTTTTCATCCCCATCTCCACCACCCACAACATTGAAGGGGTTAGTATTTGGGGTGTATGGAACCCAATCACCAGTTACTTCTTTTACTTCCCCTACCCCAAAAGTTGAGGTTGCATTAAATCTATAAAATTTATCATCTATTCGTTTTATCTCACCATTAGTACCTGGTATTCCGAAAGGTGGGAATACCCCACCAGT